TCACGTTTGCTGAATTATAAAGAGTTCCAGTGCTTCAATAAGATCATTACAAAGGAAAGCCGTTGGTCGTACAAAGCAAAGAACGGTTCGCATTTCGGTTTGGGTCAAATGAGAATGTGCATAAAGTTTTAAATGGTCTATTGAATAGTTAGCTGCACTGGCTTTGGTTATCCCTGTTGTCGAAGTAACCGCCAAAATGGCAATACTCGCCCATAAACGCTTCTTGCGCTTCAGCGAACTAACCGCCGACGCGGTTCGCTTCTCGCGAAAGAATCGTAGCGCGTCTGTCAACGATTGAATAACTTTACGCATGGCGTTGGGCGTGTCCCACACCTTTTGCACCCCTGTGCATAACGCCTGTGGATAACTTTTCATTGATGACCCCACCCTTTACCCTTGAATGAAATGCCGAAAGTTGAGTAGCGTCGGCTCATGTTTGCCCCGCAGCAGATTGGTTGGTTCTCGTCGTGGATTGACTTATCCACCTCAACACGGATTTTGCACACCGTGCATTCAAACTCATAGATCGGCATTGGAACTCCCTATCTGTGCAACCCCCATGACTTCGCACTTCGTGCATTGGATTACTTCGACACCATTGGGAAGGTTGTCCGTTATTTTGTGAATCAGCTGCTTTGTAATCTTTTTGCATTTTCGGCACTCAAACTGCACTGTGTCCATAGTTGCTTCTCCGTAAATTCTCGATCGGCTGAAGGTTTATTTGTGTGACCCACCAATTCGGTTGCTTTGTGTGTCGGTACTTAGGACGTTTTGCCATAGCAATGGGAATCCAACCTGCAATGAAATAGTTGGGAGATTCACCAGTCACCAGAATTGCCACGTCATTTGGTCGATCGTATTCATGCACCACTAAATGTCCGGCAACGTACTTCGTCCAACGAACTTCAAAGTGACTGCCCACGTCCGCTTTGACTTTTCCCTTTTGTTCAAACGGATCAAATTCAAGTCCTAAGTATTTTGCCACGACCCATTCGCTGCCAATGCTTTGTGCGTCCTGGGCGATTAAGTCATGCAATGGTTTGTCCATTGAATAACCGCCTTCACGGGTTTGCCAATAGTCTTTATTTTGGCTGGCTAAATGCAATGCCGCTTCATGGCATGTAAATTCTTCTTGCCGTGTTAATTGCATTTTCATCTGCAACCCGCGCAAAACCAGATTATCTTTTCACCTTTGTCATAACCCTTTTGGTAGCCAAACGCGTCAAACTTTGTCAGCATTGAACACTTGTCGCATTGCTCAACTTTGTATTCTGCGACGATTTCACCGTTTTCCATGAGTTTGGCAGTCATGGTTTGCGGATTGATGATTTCAATGAAGTCGCTCATACCTGTGGCTCCCATTTTCCAGTTGATCGCAAAACGTACCAACGCGGCGTGCATTGGGTCGCCTTTGTGCGCTCAGTGCAGAAATAACCGCCCCATGACTTCGGTGCGTTTTCCTGTGACTGTTTCCAGATCATGTGCCCGTGACTGCACTGCGGTGCTTCTTGCACCAATTCGCCGCCCAGTTGCTTGGCAATTTCGTCCACTGATGAACCTAGCGACGGAATGCCCGATTGCTCGGCTTCAGCTGCGGTTTTGTAACTTGGCACGTCACCAAATTTGGTCGTCCAATAGTCATGTTCTTTTTCGACGTTTGCCACCTTTGCTGGTGTGCGATCAACCTGTTCCATGATTTCTTTGGTGCTTCGTTCTGCCCCGCCCATAACAAGTTGCTGAACGCGCATAATTGCTGAAGTGACTGTGTCTTCGACGAACCAGCGTTTCATGTTTGGCTGATAAGCACCTTGATACCCATAAGCAAAATCAATGCCGTCAGGCATTTCAACTACTTCGTGTGCTTCGTCCCAATTGCTGCCGTGCGGCTTTCCTTTGTAGGCTTTTGCTTCAACAAGGACATAACCCTTTTCTGCACTAAATTCGACAATGCGGGTTTCAATTCGTCCCGTTGGGTATGTTGCCAGCCAGCGTTCCAGTCTTTCGCGTGACGCTTCGTAGTTGTCTAAAAACCCCATTAGTTGACCGCCTTATTTGCAGCGTGGCGAATCATTGCCTTACGCCGTGCCAAGCCTTCGCGCTTGCCCTCTTTGAAGCCTTTTGCGTAACCCGCTGCTGCTGAAATGACCATAAGAATGATCACCAGCACTAAACGACCCAATGTCTCTGGGTCAAGTAAATCAAGTACCATTTTGAATTCTCCCGATTCTTGGCGGTAGGACTACCACCTGAACTCAGGGTGACGCATGATTGGCGCGCGGTCAAGAACCTTGCGTGTGTGTCGGCGTGTCTGACGGCTTCGGCTTGGATTTCAGTCCATTGCCAGCAAGTACGCCACCCAATGAACCCGTCAAGAAAATTGCCAATGTTTTCAATAAATCAATAAAGGCTGCGTCATTCGGTGCTTGCGCCCCAATTGGCTGGGTCACAAAAATAAGCGCATAAGTGATTCCAATGGTTACGATCAAAAACACCATTGCCAACGTCGTGCCAATTATCAAAATCAGCTGCGCGTGGATTTCTTCAGGGGTTTTGCGTCGTGCTGGTTTGTCCCGATTCAATTCCAAGTATGTCGTCAGTGCATGTTCCAGTCGGGACGCATTGCGGCGGCTGACATTGCGGTTTCGACCAGTTGTCGAATTCTTGGCATTCATAACGTATCCACCCCTGATACCCGCAAGCGGACTGGGTTAGTGCAAGTGCCCAAACCAACCCAGCCGCCGCGAATCGTCGGTTCACTTCCCCGTAGAACCGAAGGCTTTGTCGTTTGGGTTAAGCCAGCGCAAGATCACTGGTGCAACGGCTGCCACGCCGCCCATTGCTAATGTTTTTGGGTCTGTAACGCCCGCCATGTATAGCGCAAGTGCTGCCGCCATAAATGAACGCGCCCACGACGCTGCTATTGCTTTGGCTTCGACCATTTTTTTGTCTCCTTCTTTGGTTTGTCTCCCGAAGTTGGAACTGTAACGGTTGGAAATTCGCCCTTATACGGAACGAATTTTGGAATTCCAAACCCGACAATTTCTTTTCCTGCACCGTACGAACGAACCTTGACCATGACCATTCCGCCATTGCGCTGGTCGCCTGTCCCGCTGGTGTTGCCTTCGATCGTTAAGCAAGTCTTTGAATCAATAAGCCCGACAACAATGCCAATGTGTGAAATGCGATCAACGCCGTCATGTGGAAAATCCATGAATGCCAAATAGCCCAATTGCGGCATGTTTGACCAACGCTGGATTTCTTTGAATTTGTGTGCGCCCGCAGCAGTGCTGACAACAGAATGAATTTTGACGCCTGCCTGTGCTGCACACCAATTGACAAATGAACCGCACCATGGCAAGCCGTCAGCCTTTGTAAATTTGCCGTATTTTGTCAGGTTGTTGCCTTCTTCAATTGTGCCAACTTCAGCTGCGGCGACTTCGATCAAGCGGGCATTCGTGCCGTCTGGGTAATTGCTCACGACAACAACAGTTTCGCTTCGTCGGCGGTTATGCCTAACTTTTCAAACAATGCAGCCTTTTCAGCAGCCTTTGTTGCTGCGGCTTGTTGTCTTGCTAAATCTTCGGCTTGATCTAGTTCTCTTTGTGCCAATTCTTCGGCAGTCATTTCGCAAGTTTCAATTTCGCCTGTTTCCACATTGTGAATAGTAACTAAATTTTCCATTATTTCACTCCCCATAAAACATAAGTACCATTGTCAAAACTTCCAGTTATTGCCAAAATACTAAGTGATGTAATTGCTGCGCTGCTATCACCTGACACAAAAGAAGCGGCTGCAACATGTTCATTGTCTGCGGCAGTATTGAAAAAACCAATGTAATTGCCTTTCTTTGTGTTTGTCGTTGAATAATCGTAAAGATTCACAATCCAAGAATTGTCGTTGTAAGCCGAACCCATTTGTGCTAATGCATCTTCTGTTAAATCTATGCGACTTCCGTTCATACTGCCAAAGACTTCTCCGAATCCAGTTGTTTCATAGGTTCCTGTGTTGTTATAACCTGATGTAACGCTATTAATTCGCAACCCAACATTTGTGTTACTTGAACCGCTAACATTTCGCAAAGTTAATTGCAAATGATTATAAGATTGACTAATGCTGCTCAAAGTAACTGTTGAACCTGTTAATGAACCGCTTGCTAACTCCGTCATGCCACCACTAGCAACTGCAGCCCATTTCAGACCAGTTGCCGTTGTTGAATCAACGGTAAGCACTTGATTGTTTGTACCAACCGCAAGGCGTGCTGGTGTTGATGTACCTGTTGCGGCGTAAATGTCGCCTTTTGTTGTCAGCGTTGCTTTTTGCGTTGCCGCATCAGCGTTGGTTTTCATTTGTGTGTCGACTGCCTGACCGAAAACCTCAAAATCTGCTGGCAAGTCTGTGACGAGATCAGTCGGCGTCGGCATTTGAAACAAATAATTCGTGCTTGGATTTGCCACTATTTTTTCCTTTCGTTAGGCAACAATTGTTGCATTTTCCCAGTCTAAAGTCGGCGACACGCTATTCCAACGCTCGGTGATTGGTACGTCTTCCCACGCCATTGCCTGCAATGAATAAGCCAGCGGTGACAAAAGCAAAGTCACTGAAAGTTGGTTATAGGACGCTTGAAACGACCAGCCTTCGACAAAACCTTGAAACCTGCCCGAACTCATGTTGCTGGGTAGATTGATTAACGCAATGGCTTCGCCCATAAAAATTCCCAAAAGGTTGTCGCGGTCGGCGTCGTCGATTTCTGGGTTTGTCAGGTCAAACGTGATTTCGCTAAAGATTGGCTGCGGGTTGGCGCGAAGGGTCAAATAAAACGCGGCTTGTGCGTTGGCGTCGGCTGCGTCATGCAATGTTGTCGTAATGATTTGAGCAAGGTTGCCGTATGTGGCAATTGAAGCCGCGTCACTGGCTGAAACGTCACTTGTTGAATTTGCACCGTATTTGATTGTGATTGCATTTCGTACGTCACCCACGCGAGTTTCAATGCGAAGACCAGCTGCCCTTGCATGATTGGCGTCAAGATCGACGTAACCGTTTGTTGCTAGATAAGTGCTTCGGTGAGTTGAATCTGCGTAGCCAATTCGACCTTGCGCGTCCTCGTAAATGTAACCAAGCCCTGACGTGGCAAGTGCGGCAACAAGTGTGTAAGCGTCAATTGGGTCAGCACTGCCGCTGCGCGCTGCAAGATCATAATTTCCTGGGCGATCAATTTCACCAAGTCCAGTGTTTGCAGCGTTTGCCCATGTTTCGGTTGGGTTATAGGTTGCCCACGTTAAAGACCCCGGAACGGACTGCCATTGTGAAAGCAAAATTTCTTGTAAGACGTCAAAGATTTGATCGCCGTCAAAATCGCGTGGCAATGAATCTGTAAAAATGAATTTCGGCAAACGCGCCAATGCACCAAGTGCGGTGATGTTATAGGTCTGCGTAAAAGTTGTTGAACCTACGTCGCGCACTTCTAAACCAATGTCAACAACGTTGCCACCAAAAATAGGAATAAACGTGTTTGACGTGTTTTTGATTTCAACGCCAATTGTGGAATTGATTGAAACGGGAATTGCAGTTTGCGCAATGTCGATCAATTGAAGATTGACATAACCCGCTTGGGCTTGCTCATAAATGTTTGTTCGACCGCTTCGAATTGTCAGGTTTGCCAAGATTGCGTCGGTGTATTCAACGCCGTCAATTTCAACCTTCCAGACTGGATTCCACTGGGTCATGTCATTTGCAGGTTAGTGCCGCCACCTGTGCCGCGATAGTAAGAACTGTTCAATGTGTCAACAATTGTGCGGGCAGTGCCTTCACGATCAAACGCACCCGTTACCGTCAAATTGATCGTCGTGCCACCCGCTGCTGCTTCAGCCGCACGGAACGCACTTGGATTGAATGTGCTGCTGACCACGTTATTGGTTGCCGCTGCAACCGTTGCTGCTGATTTTGCTGCTGTCGTAATTCCTGTAACGGTTGGTGCAGTAATTTTTGGAATGATAGTTGATGATGGAGTTGATGTCGTACTGCTTGGCGGTCTAAAACCGTCGGCAAATGGAATTGCACCAGTTGAAGGGGAACTATCCATTGCGTCAGCGTCGTCAAAAATCTTAGTTGCTGCATAAATTGAACCAGCAATGGCGGCTGCGCTCGCTAGTCCCAAAAATGGATTAGCGGCAAAACGTGAAGCAATAGCCGCTGCCAGTGCCGTGTTTCGAAGTGCAGCATAAGCCGCAGTCAAACTTTTGATCAATGCAATTGTGGCTTGAACACCAGCGGCAATTTTTGACGCGACAAAAATTGTTGCAATAACACCCGCGACAATTTTTAATTCGTCTTTCAAGTCCACAATTGTTCTGAATACTTTTCTGACTTGCTCGCCAAACTTGAATGCGCCGTCAGTTGCGTTGTCGGTTGCTTCGGTCAAACTTCCTTCGCCTGTAAGCCCATTGATGAAAGATTCTAAATTTGGAACGACTGTTTCTAAAACGTAATCTGCTAATTGTTCGACCACTGGCAAAAGGGCAGCCCCAATTGATTCTTTTGCTTCGTCGGTAGCAATGCGAATTCGTTCAAACTTAACCGCTGCGGTTTCGGCTGCGCCTTCGGCAAAACGTCCATAGGTTGCTTCAAGTGATGTGATGATTGCTTCGTTGTCTTTTGATTTCAGCAGATTGGCGTCAAGTCCTAAACCTAATTTGCCAAGGGCGGCAGTGTTTCCGTCGTACGCCTTACCCAGCGCATTTGCCACGGTTTCCACGGGCTTGCCCGCCGCAACACTAAGATCAAGTGCCAAATTCAATAAACGCTGGGCTTCTTCAGTGTCTTTTGTGCTTCGAACCAAACGGCTGAAGGCTGGACGCAATTCGTCGTCGGTTATGCCAACGGCAATTGATGTTGCTGTGATGTATTCCTCGACGCCCGCAATTTGTGCAGTTGTCGCGTTGGTCGTTGCCCTGATTGTCTCGGCTAACTTTTCCTGCGCCAATGCGTCTTGGGCTGCTGCCTTGACCGCGTCAGCTGCGAACGCAAGTGCGGCAGTACCAGCAACGGCAAACGCCAATGCAGCCTTTTTGCCAAACGCGGTTGCCTTATCGCCAAACGATTCTGTTTCCTTGCTTGCCGTATTTAAACCAGCGACAAGGTCTTTCGTTTCAGCAAGAATCGATAGTTTAAGGGTTCTTGAACCTGCCATTAGTCGTACCTCTTAACTATCGTAGAAATTGCCTGTTCCCATTTTGCAATGATTTCAGGCTGGGCTGATCTTAGCGTTGGGTAAATAAACCAACCGCGCGACCCGCGACCCTCACGCCCTGACCAAACTGGGAATTGCTTATAGCGATTTGAACCGAATTCTGAACCGCCCCACAATTGTTGCGTCGTACCGCCACCGCTTAACTTTTGACCAGCAAAACCAAAACTGATTTCGCCAATTTTTGATGACTTTGAAACTTTTGAACCTTCGGCGACTTTATTATCCAAACGGTTACGTGTGACGCTATTGGCTGCGGCGACAATTCTGCCACGAACGAAATCTGCTAGCGCGCTTGATGTTTCCTTCTCTTGCGAAATCGCTTCGGCGTCCATTGCCTTGATTGCTCG